GAACAATCCACGACAACCGTTTCACCATCTGCAAACTTCCTCGTCAGAGTGGTAAATCAACCACCATGATTTCATACCTTCTTCACCACATCCTGTTCAATCAGGACAAGAAGGTGGCGATTCTCGCAAACAAATTGACAACCGCTAGAGAACTTCTTCAGAGATTGAAGAAATCGTATGAAAACCTTCCCAAATGGTTGCAGCAGGGAATCGTGGAATGGAACAAGTTGTCCATCCACCTAGAAAACGGTTCCAAGGTCATCGCTTCTTCCACATCTTCTTCTGCGGTTCGTGGTGACACATACAGCATCATTCTTCTTGACGAATTTGCATTCGTTCCGAACAACATCGCAGAGGACTTTTTCAACTCGGTGTATCCCACCATTTCTTCGGGTGAAACGACCAAGGTGGTCATCGTCAGCACACCCAAGGGAATGAACATGTTCTACAAGTTGTGGAAGAACGCCGAAAGTGAGAAAAATTCCTACGTTCCCATAGAGGTGCATTGGAATGAGATTCCTGGTAGAGACCGAAAGTTCAAGGAAGAAACCATTCGCAACACTTCCGAAAGGCAGTGGATGCAGGAGTTTGAGTGTCAGTTCCTTGGTTCTGAAGACACTTTGATATCCTCCGCAAAACTAGCATCCATGCCTTTTGAGGAACCAGTTCGTTCTGCGATTGATGGGTTGGACATCTTTGAAGAACCAAAGAAGGATAACGTCTACATCATGTGCGTTGACACATGTAGAGCACAGGGCGCTGACTACCATGCTTTCAGTGTCGTGGATGTCACGCAGATGCCCTACAAAATGGTCGCAAAATATAGGAATAATACACTTCCAGTTCTCATGTACCCCACGGTCATAGACAAGATGGGTACATATTATAACAATGCGCACATTCTTTTGGAAATCAACGACGTTGGTTCCGAAGTCGCGGATATTCTCTATCAGGAGTTGGAGTACGAGAACGTCCTTTTGGTTTCCAATCGTGGAAAGAAGTCCAATTTGGTGTTCGCACCAGTTACCAAATCAAGAAGTTGGGGTGTTCCATTCTCAAGGAAATGATAGAGCAGGACAAGTTGATTGTCACGGATTTGGATGTCATTTCCGAGTTCAGTACCTTCATCTCCAAGGGAATTTCCTATGAAGCGTCGGAAGGATACCATGACGACTTGGTTGACACTCTGATTCTCTTCTCTTGGGTCACGACTCAAACTTACTTCAGGGAAATCATAGACATTGACACCCGAAAGAAACTCTACGAGAAGAGGTTGCAAGACTTAGAAGCGTCCCTGTCTCCATTTGGGTTCATAGAGGATGGGATTTTGGACTTGGAAGCGGAGAAGGAAAGAGACGCCTCTATCTTGTCAAGAGAAAATTCATACCAAAGGAAGATGGAACTTCCACCCGAAGGTGTGAATGTGGACGACGATTCCAGTTTCTTTTGGTCGTAAAAGCACCAAAATAAGTAAAAGAATAAATATATTCAGAACAGAGATATACTCCATGTCTTTATCAAGGAGAAGAACATGCCATTTCAAGTAAGTCCAGGTGTAAATGTAACAGAAATAGACCTTACTACAATAGTGCCTGCTGTTGCCACTACCATCGGTGGTTTTGCTGGAGGATACGTTTGGGGACCAGCAGACGAAATCGTCAGAGTTGATAGTCCCAAAAACTACAGAAGCCTGTTTGGAGATCCCTACGATTGGAACGCGACCAGTTGGTTTTCTGCTGAAAATTTCTTGAGATACGGAAGAAACCTTTTGGTCGTTAGAGTCACAGAAGAAGACGCTGTGAACGCCAACACCCAAGGGACAACCGCCGCAAAGGATTATATCCCCAATGACGGAACAAACATAGGTGATACCACTACCTACTCAACAGCTAATTTTTACGCTAGATTTCCTGGATCACTTGGAAACAGTTTGAAGGTTTCAATCGGAAGTAATGGTGTTACTTCTGGGTCTAATTGGCAATACTACAATGTATTCGGTAGAACTCCCAAATCAAGCGACAACTTGATAAATCTCGCTGGAGGGGACACAAAAGATCAAGTTCACATGGTTGTGGTTGACGAGGATGGTCTTTTCACAGGATCTCCGAACACCGTTTTGGAAAGATTTGAAAACGTATCTTTGCATCCAGAGGCCAAGAACTTGAACGGCGAATCAAATTACATTCTCAACGTCGTTAATACGAAATCAAAATATGTCAAGATTTCGGGAAGTTTGGACACCTATCCACTTGGAACTGCTGGTGACGCAAACACTGCTTTCGGTGGTCTCGGGGATGGTACTCCTTTCGCTTCTTTGATCGGATATGATGGTTCATACACATTCACTTGGAGCACTGGTGTGACCCAACATTGGACTGCTTCCATGACAGGTGGAACAGGAGAAAAACTCGCTGATGAATCCACAAGAACTACTTCTATTGACGGTGTTGGATATAAACTCTTTGAAGACACCGAAAATGTTGACGTGAACTTGATAATCGGTGGTTCAAATCACGATTCGGTCAACGTGACAAACCTGAAGAATTTGGTTGAAGATAGAAAAGACTGCGTTCTTTTTGTTTCTCCTGAAGTCAACGGGTCGGACTTCAACAAGTCAGATTCTGAGAAAGCTACGGAGTGTATAAATTTCATCAATACTATAGTCCAGTCCAGTTCTTATGTCGTAGTTGATTCTGGATACAAGAAACAATTTGACCCCTACAATCAAGTGTTTAGATGGATTCCTTTGAATGCCGACATTGCAGGACTTTGCGCTAGAACAGATGCTTCATTTGACCCTTGGTTCTCTCCCGCCGGATTGAACAGAGGACAAATAAGAAATGTTGAGGCTTTGGCATTCAACCCAAATCAAACTTATAGAGATCAGATTTATCCCGAAGGAGTAAATCCAGTTGTGTTTATTCCAGGAGAGGGAACTGTTCTTTATGGTGACAAGACCGCACAGAACAAACCAAGTGCTTTTGACAGAATCAATGTTCGTCGTCTCTTCATCGTGTTGGAGAAGGCAATATCAACCGCATCCAAATTCTCTCTGTTTGAACAAAACGATTCGTTCACTCGCCAACAATTCAGGAGTTTGGTTGAACCATTCCTCCGCGACGTGAAGGCAAGAAGAGGAATTTTTGATTTCAAGGTTGTTTGCGACGAAACGAACAATTCGCCAGAAAGTATAGACAGAAACGAATTTACGGCTGATATCTACATCAAACCATCAAGAACAATCAATTACATTCAACTTAATTTCATCGCAACAAGAACAGGTGTGAGTTTCGAAGAAGTTGGCGCCTAAAAAGTTATACCAAGGAGATAAAACATGGCATTTCAAGTAAGTCCAGGTATTAATGTAACAGAAATAGACTTAACTACTATAGTTCCTTCTGTTGCGACCACCATCGGTGGTATTGCGGGTTTCTATGAGTGGGGCCCTGCAAATCAAATAGTCATCGTGGATAGTCCAAAAACATACAGAGAAACCTTTGGAGAACCTAGGGTTTGGAATTACAAACAATGGTTTTCTGGAACCAACTTCTTAGGTTACGGAAGAACTCTTCTTGTGTCTAGAGCTGTTGCTTCTGATGCTAGGAACGCAGTTGCAAAGGTGCCAACTTCAGTTACTCTGACTGGATTGGATGGGTCTACATTTGAAGTTACTTTTGAGGGAATGACCGCAGGTTCAAAACCAACTTGGATTGCAGTAGGAGTCACAGCTTTCTTTGGTTCACAGACTGCACCAAGTAATTCTGACGACCTCTCTTTGGACTTGGTGAACTCTTTCTCTGCTACTGCTAGTGAAGTGTCTTCTCCAACCACTGCTGCAGGAGACACGACTGTAGTCTACAACTTCCCAGTGGAATACGATAATTTTAACTTACCTTACTTTGTTGACTACACCGACGATAGAAGTGTTATTGCTGTCACTGGTGCGGCCGCAGGTTTTTATGCTTCTGCTGCAACTGGTGCTCCTACTACGGGCTTGACTGCTAAGCACGAGGAATCAACCCCGGCTACCACGATTTCCTTCACCAATGTGTTTCCTGGTGTGAAAGATTCTTCTGTCACAGATAGTGTTAAATTGATACCAAATCCCAGTGCTTTGGATAGTGCTACTCAAAATGGTGTCTTTGCTAGATATCCTGGTGAAAAGGGAGACTCACTCAAGGTTTCCGTGTTTGGTGGAAACGCATCAACCACTGATTTCAAGAGATGGGAATATTGGACTGTTTTCGGAACTGCTCCCGAATCAAGTGACAACCTCGTCACCTTTGAGTCTGGAACAGACACGAACGACCAATTCCATCTTGTGGTTGTTGATGAAGACGGTCTCTTTACCGGAACCAAAGGAACGGTATTGGAAAGATTCTCAAACCTTTCAATCTATCCACAAGGAAGAAGAACAGACGGATCTGTTGCTTATTACAAGAATATAATAAACAACGAATCGTCATACATTCTCATCG